TTGCTTTATTTAAATCTGCAAATGTTTTACCATTGTATTTTAACTTATCACTAAAAATCATAGTACCTGGGTCTAAGTTAGTAGGAATACCACCTTGCTCATGAGAAGGTCCATCAAATTGTGTTGTGGTACCATCAGGATTCAAAGTATTTTCCTGTTTTTCAACTTCAGCATTAGGTTGCATATTCATACCCCCCATTGCAAACATTCCCGCACTTTGTCCCATAGAACCTAAAGATGAACCTACTTGTCCTAAAGAATTACCAATCATTTGAGTTTTACGTTGTTCAGGATATATAGGATTACCTTGAGAATCATAAGTAACCATAGAATTATCTTCAGGATTAAAGTTACCAACTAATTGTTGTCCAGCTCCTACTACAGCACCTGAACCTGGTAATAGCATATTAGCTGCTATAGGTAATATTGCTTTACCAATACCTCCCATAACATCACTATAACCTCTAAAACCTGCTGCCGAGGAACCTTTATAATCATTATCTTTAATTACATTAGAAGCACCCAACATAGATAAACCAACATCTGCTGTAGCTTTTAAACTATTAGTAAAAATGTTTTCAACATTCTGCTTATTATTTTCTTTTGGAGTACCTCCACCAAAAAGATATTTTGGTAATTTTTTATTTTTCATCTTAAATTGTCTATATATTAATATAATACATTACGTTATTATATACTAATATTTATAGCTATAGTATATAATATGCAATGTTATACGTTATCTATCTGATATTCTGAATTGAATTTTAATGTTATTAATTATGAATCTTTTATTACTATTTGAATACTCTAAATCTATGATTAAATACTTATCTCTCAAACGTTCACCAAAAGTAGTTTTAGTTAAATATGTAGGATTAAATAAAGATTCTATAGATGGGTTAATTACATCGTAATTAAACTTATTCCTAGGTATTTGTAAATTCCAGTTCCTTTCTTTTCTAGTTAAGTTATTATTAGGTTTAGTAATTGTTAAAGTATTCCAATCTGTATTTTGATAATCATTATAACATCTTATCTTATTAAAAGTATCAGATTGTTCATTAACATCATCTGGATAATTAGGATTTGTAGAAGAACCTGGATAGATGTTAAAATCATCACTCCATTGAATATTATCAATTATAGATTCACTATTCCATGTAGCATTATCAAATACTTTAGTATGTAAAGGATTATCATTAATAATTAACTTTAAACTACTAGGGTATACTACATTATAGAACTTACCATAATCTCCATTATTATGTAAATATATCTGTTGTTTATTTACAATATTATCTACTGATAATAAATATCTATTATTGGATATATAAATATTAGGATTAAAAGAGTACATTGATGTAAATACATCTTGTAGTTCAGAATAAGCTAATGTTAAATTCTCATCATTAGTTGTATTAGCAACAGTTGTATTGTTTTTTATAGTATATAAAAACTCATTGTTCTCATAATCATAAGTAGATAATAATCCTTTTCCAATAATAGGATTATCATTATTTATAATATTATTATGAATTCTTTTATTTAAAAAACCTCTTTGTCCTTTAATATCTGATATAGGAATTAATTGTTCACCATTAAAAGTATAAATCTTCTTTTGTCTAATATCAATAAATGATATTGCATTTTGAGATCTAGTTACAGACCACTGGTGTCTAGAACCACTATCAATTATTTTATAAAAATGTTTTTGAATAACAGCATTACTAGCTCCTAATTTTATAGGTTGTCCTACAGAATCATTAACCATTGATACTGGGTTAATCATTAATACTCCAAATCCTTTTTCTTGAATAAAGTATATATTTTGCTTTAAAGCTATTAATGATGTAATACCACCATAATTACCTTCTACATCATAGAATTGATTTATAGGATATTGTAACCATGAATCTTCTATTTCATTATCAATCTTCACATTAGAAAAATGTACCCTATTTCTCCACTCATCATTTACTTTAAAAGTTAATGGTTTAGGGAAGAACTTAACAATTGTTTTTTCATTACTATTATAAGATTGATATTGATAATCATCAATAGCTACAGGATAATATAATGTGTTAGTTGTTAATCCAGAATCTGTATGATAACCGTATCTAACAGCTTGATTATTAGTATTATTACATGGAAAATAGAATATATTATTATTCCTAACCATAGGGCTCATTGTTGCACCTGTTAAGTTTCCTGGAGGATTTGGACCACCCTGCCATTCATACATTTTAATTTCTACTCCTGTAGCATCTTTAACTACTTTTTGATGATCCCAATAATTAGAAAATACATCACCACCAAATGTTTTAAATGTTATAATCTTATTATTATTTAATATTGTATTATTTCTATTTAAAGGAATAAAACTACCACATGCTATATATTCATTTGTAGTTCTAGCTGAATAAGTATTACCGTTATATTGATTAATATTTGGTCTGTAATATAAAGCCATTAATTTTTCACCAGTATTTGCAGTAGCACCATATGCTATATCAGCACTATTAATAGCATTAGAATTATCAAATGTTAATAATACTGTAGCAGCTCCTCGTCCTGGAACATATGTTTCAGAATTAGTTACTGTACCAAAAGATCTTTGATAATTTAAAAATTCAATTACACCATTATCAGCAGCAGTAGATACTTGTCCATCTGCTACATAAACTCCTTTTGATATAACCTTATCATCATTATATACATCAGTATCAGCATAAAATAACATGTGTATCATTGATTCTTCTGAATCAAATCCTGTTCTAAATCTTGGAAAAAATGAAAGAGTAGTTGGGTCTATATAATTTGGAAAATCTCCAACTGTTGTTGAGTTATTTATCCATTGTCCTTGATTAGCAAAACCTGTTCTAAATCTAGGGTTACCTACTCCATTCTTAGCATTTTGCCAGTTAATAGGACTTACTTTAGATCTAATTAAAACTTTATCTCCAGTTCTAAAAGAATAAGGTTTTGCTAGAAAATCAAAACAATCAAATGTTAATATTCTACTAGATGTTGGTATATTATTTTTAGTACCATCCTGACCTAATGTAGATAAAGCATCGTAAGATGGATAGGGCCACCAAGGCCTACCTTGATTTAAATAAGGTGGAATAGGATTAGCTACACTAGGGAAACCTTGTTGGTCTAAATAAAAACCTCCAGGTAAACATGCTTCTGTTAATAATGTTTTTTCAACAAACATATTTGTTAACATACCATGTCCTAATATAGTTTTATTCTCATCAGTTCTTTCAACTCTAACTATTTGATAACCACTAATATATTCTGCAACAGATGTTACATCTACTGTAAATTTAATATATAATACTTGACCATATATAGAAGCATTTGATGGTCCTAAATAAGAAGCTCTAAAATCAGGTACACTTTGTGTTATAGCAATACTATCGCGATTACTATTAGTATCACCATAACTAGGCATTTTAATATCACCAATCCATTCTGTAAAATAAGGTAATCCTTGTAAATCAAAGAATTGAATACCAAATCTATAAATTTCTTCAGGTTGAAAACCTTTCATTACTGAAGTAAAATATGGATTTTTAGAAGTACCTACTACAGTACTAGGAAAAGGGTATACTTGATTATCAGAATCTGTTGTACCTGATATTAAATCAATAGGGTTTGAAACACTAGATACTGTACCTGCAGTTCTATAACCATAAGGTACGCCAACTGTTGGTGCATCTATATAAAAAGCTCCACTGGAGCCTTCTGTAACATCTATATCTGAAAGTAAAATACTTTCTGTACCAAATTCATAACTAACATATTTACCTGCACCACCTAATACTGAAGTATTTGGTTTATAATAACAAGCATCAGGATCCACATCACCATTAGAATCATAATATGGATTTATATTATCATTTGTTTTAGGTGTTGCAATAGCTGCTGCTAAAGTAATTGGTGTTCCAGCAATACCATTATTGATTAAATATATATCATCATCACCTGATGTTTTAGCTCTAAAAGCTCTAGCATCAAAAGCTGCATTAAGTTCTTTTTGTTTTACAGCTTTAACATTACCCCAAAATAAAATATTATCTTTTGTTTCAACAGTCTTAGCATGTGTAAATCCTGATGATATACTAATAAATTCTTCTAATAATATCTCACTAAGAGATGTTATAGTTGATAATGTATAAGTATAAGAACCAGTAGAACCAATATTCTGAGGTAGTGTAGTGTATATAACTGGTAAATCAGTTTTTGTATTTCTATATAATATAGCAAATTCAATAAAATCCCATGATGTATCTATATTATCTATAGTCCATATAATACCTCTACCAGTGTTTATTGAAGAACCTTCATAGGCTATAAATCCAGCACCTGAAGTATTACTTTCATCATTTACTAAATTTACAATATTAGATGTTTGAGAATAGTTACTAGTTATACCTGTTGATTTTTTAAGTCTATATGATAACTCATAACTACCTGATGTTAATGAACCACTTGTAAAACCATTTAATATTGGTAATTCAAATGTTATAGCTGGAAATACAGATAGTAATGCAGGTTTAATAGCCATTAATTGAGGGTCTGTAATTAATACAGATCTTATGGAATTATAAAAATCACTCCAGTATAATCTTTGGTTATTTAAACTTTCATATCTACCTAATACAGCTGTTGGTGCAATAGGATAAAATCTTGTAAAATCTAAGTTATTAAAGTACATTAAAGTTAATGTAGAAACTTTAGTAACATTATCAATTTGTAATTTCCATATAGAACCTAAATTATTAAAACTATCATTAGGATTAATATTAGTTTCTGTATCATTAGTGTCTGATGCAAATAAATAAATATCTTCATCTATAAATGTAGAACCTATAATAGTTAAATTATTACTACCAGTTACATAAGCAGCTTGAGTAGTTCTATTTACACCTGTAGTATCTTCAAAATATAAAGTATGTGTAGCAACTGTAGGATTAGATAATGTAATACTAATTGTTAAAGTTGCAGGATTAACTAAGGGTAATGTATAAACAGGTTGTTGATAAATTATTACATAATCATCTTCATAACTAACATTAAATACAGGAGTTACAGGAGTACTATTAGTAGACTCATAACAATTATTTAAATCTTTTAAAGCTGTATATATATCAAAACCTGTAGTAGTACTTGATACATTAAGTACTGTTGTAGTACTACCATTAATTGTAATAGTTACACTACCTTGAGCAGTTAAAGAAACTGAAGTTTGATTACCTAAGATTATTTTATATGAGTCTTTAAGTTCAGGTAAAGTAATATTTAAATCATTACCTTTGATATTAACTAATGAACCATTACTAGAACCTAAACTTGTTAGTCCTCTAAAATTTAAAGCTTGTAAATATGAATCTTTAGAATGTATTTGTTTAGATACATCTGAGTTCATACCATTTGAAAAGTTTAATGTGGTTTCCATTATATTTTAGTTACTTTAAAATTTTTATAATTACCATTCCTAAATTTAAGTGCTGAATGAATTACACTAGGATCTTTTATATTATTAATTTTACAAAACTCAGGTATAGAATTGTATATAATTTTAGAATTAGTTAGAGTATTTGATACTTCTATTTGATTTTTATATATTTTAAGTTTAGGATTAAATTTTTCACTATAAGAAAATACAAAACCTTTATAATATTTAATTTTATTTTTACAACATTTTACAATACAACTGTTATCTATATTTAGATATTCACTAGCTTCTTTAATACTATTAAATATTTTTAATAATTTTCCATCTAATGTAAATTGATATACTTTTATTTTTCTTAATTCTATAGATTTTAATATAGCTTTATTCCAATTACCAAATTTTAAATTTCTAATGTTAGCATTTACAGATTGTAATTTACTTAACTCTTCAGATTTTAATATATTATAACCTTTATTTCGATTTATAGAATTATAATAATTAATATAATATTCTTCTTTACTTGTTAATAATTCCTCATTGCAGTATTCTAAAATAGAATATTCAAAATTTTCTATACCATATTTATTTACTGATTTTTGTAAATGAAACGAATGATGTTTATTATTTCTTAATACAGATAAATGCGCAATTAATCTTTTCTTTAAAGATTTAGATTTCCCAATATAAACTTTATTATTAATTAAATTTTTAATTTGATATATACCTGATTTACCTACTTCCATATTAATATCTTATACGTCTTTCTTGAGTTGAAACATTTTTAAAGAACTGGTTATAACCATTTTGCTGCGGAATCATTCTAACAAGAATATTTTTTAAATTTTCTAATTGTGCAGCGTTAGGCATATTAGCAGCTCCTCTAGCACTGTTAACATAAAATAACCAATCTTGTTCAGATTTTTGAAATACCTTATCTGCTATTTGAGATTTACGCCAGTCTTGATAATCTAACATATAAGTTACATATTTAGCACATGCTTCATGAAAATATACATCATCTGGTATCATTGGATAACCATTATCATCTAC